TGGAGGAGGGGTAGCCTTAGACTTAAAGGATTGGGATGGAAAACATCCAAAACAGCGGCTCTAATCTTGAGCCCCTTGCGCAACCATGCGCTGTAAGCCAGGTACAGGCAAATGGGACCCGAACTGTTGATGTGAGCAGTTCTGAGGTGTCCGTGGATTCGAAGGTTGGTGGTGGGAGCACGAGAGTGCGTGACACCAGTCGGACTGTAGATGAAGCGATGAATGTTATCACAAGGGAGCCGAGGAAGAATGTAGGAAGGGGCCAGCAGTGGAATGCCAAGAAGAAGAAAGGGACAATATATGAGAATGCTTCAGGTTCTTCATCAGAAGTATCTTCCCCAGAGTGGGATCAGTGGGCGAATTCGGCCCATCTTGTTCCTCAATCTTCACCACTGTTGGAGACTGATGCGGTTGCACGGAGGCAACGCCAGCCACAATCCCAACCGAATAGGAAGAAGAATGACGGCAGGACCCGACAGTGGAAAGCGAAAAATAGCATTGAAGGCTCAGCGATTGAAACTTCCCAGAAGGATCGCGGTGCAATTGATTCGCATGGAGAGCAACTACAGGACCTTAGAAATGAGGTTGCTGAATTGAAGAAGAATTCAAAGTTGTTCGAGAGCGTGGAGGAGAAGAAGAAGAAGGCATTGGAGGAGCAAGAGAAGAATGACGCCGCCCATTTGAAGTCAATGATTCTCCGCTCCAATGCAATGCAGGGAGGTAGGTGGAAGTATAGAGTGCTCAAGAAAAAGCACGCCATCTTTCAATATGCTAAGGAATTCAAGCCTCGCAAGCTTGAGGTCTTGCTATTGTTTGTTTTGGTTTGTTGCCAGTGGTTGTATAATTCATTTACAGTGAATGATGATCTGGTAATCTATATGTGGCAAAAATTTGATATTGATGTCAATTGGATCAAATTGCCACCCTATCTATATCTTGTATGGTTTATGGTAAGTGTGGCGGTATGGATGTACTGCGCATACAAGAACATGATCCGTATGAGATACCTTGTGTCTAAAAATTTAGTATTCCTGAAACCCTACGTCTATAGCGAGGCCGATCTTAGACCAGACTTACTCTCATTGAGTGAGCTGAAACATAGGAATATTTCGCTTTTTGAAGTCGAGTATTATGAGAAGTTTGTGTACCCATATTTTGGCACGTGGTTGTCGAAATTAACTTACTTCACATTTTTACATCGATTCATTACACATACAGTAGATGGTCAAAGAAATAAACACGTGAGGAAAATGATCATTTCAACAGAGCTCCTGACTCAAGTGCTAGCGCAGCCGGTGTGTCGGTTAAACGTCAATGCAGAAGCAACTTGGCTTCGATTGAACCAAACACTAGCTACGCTCCACACAGTCAATGAGGATCGTTATGAGATTCTCGGCCCCAAACAGCAAGCCATTCGACAAAATACAGCTGTAGCAGCAGCATTTATGTTTGAGGTCATAAGGAAGAAAGCGGAGCGTCTTCCTTTTCCACGTCCCTTGGGAGTTTGAGGTGGTTTGGTTATGGCTATCGCCATAACGAGGAGGCTCCAAAGTTGCCTTCAAATTCAAAAATTAGAATATCTGAACATAGACGATCAGATGTATCTAGGAGACCACCAATGAAAACTTCCATGGGCCCAATCGTCTTAGGTGCTGCGTTGCCGCACCCTGACACATCAGACACTCGCACTTTGGAGGCTGGTGTAGTCAAAAGGATTGCAACAACAATGCCCGTCCCTGATAAGGTTTGGATGGAAGAGCTAGGTGAATTTGTAGATGAGTGGCTTCATACAAATTGCACACCATTGTCCCCGGATGTGGACCTTAGCTTTGAGACCTGGATAGAAGAGCGCCCTTATCCTGCATGGAGGAAGGAGGAACTCAAACAAGTACATGGGGAGTTGGTTGCATATACCCTCCTTGAAAAATACCGAAAGGTTAAGTTGTTCATGAAAGATGAAGACTATCCAGAATTTAAACACGGCCGTGGGATCTATGCGCGGTGTGACCAGTTTAAAGTGCTCTTTGGACCTTTGTGTTCAAAAATTGAAGAAGACATGTACTCTAAGCCTGAATTTATTAAACATGTACCTGTGGCGGATAGGCCCGCCTACATGATGGCTTTTCTGAAGACGTGTGGTGACCCAACTGGGACCACTGACTTCACCTCATTCGAATGTTCATTCACTGCAGAAGTGCAAAAATACTTGGACCAGCGTATGTTCAAGTTTTATTGTTCACGATTGAAGAATTCGTTTCTCCGAAAGATATATGAGTCATTGACCAAGATGAATCATGTAGTCAATAAACATTTCTCTTTTGACTTGATGGCGAAGAGAATGTCGGGTGAGATGAATACTTCGTTGTCAAATGGTTTTGCAAATTTAATGGTCAATTTGTTCCTGGCCAAAAAATTAAACCTGGGTGTTATGAGGATTTGTGTTGAGGGTGATGATGGGATTTCTAAAACGTCATCAGGAAAATTTCCTAGCCCCGAGGACTACGCGAAACTCGGTTTCAATATTAAGATTCAGGTCCATGAAGACCCGGCGGCGGCATCATTTTGTGGCATCGTTTATGATGTAGATGACCTAAATAATGTCACCAATCCACTGGAAGTCCTAGCACAGTTTGGTTGGACGACTGGCAAGTATGCTGGTTGTCGTCAATCGAAACTTAAAACATTATTGAGATGCAAGTCTTTGTGTTACTTGTACCAATATCCAGGATGTCCGATCATCCAGGAGTTGGCGTTGTATGGTTTGAGAATGACCAAATCTCATGATGTTAAAAGGGTGTTGGATAAAGACCGACACATAGGATATTGGGAGCGTAACAAATTGTTACAAGCTTCACAGATGGATTGGAGGACCGCAGCGAGGCCGATAGGCAATAATACGAGGATGCTGGTTGAGCGCCTTTATAATGTTAGTGTTGAAACTCAATTGTCTATCGAGAAATACTTACGGGAAAAGACTACTTGTGACGAATTGGTCATTGAGCAGGTGGTTTGGCCGGCACCATGGTGTAAGTATTTCGAGAATTACTGCTTTGAAAACCCGATCAAGAGTCCTAATTTGATTGGAAAATATCCAGCATATGTCATAGCAGAGGACTTAGGTCTGTATGTAAACATGGTCGAGAAGTAGTGAATATTTCTCAAGGGTCCACATTAAAAGTCGGAATGTAAACCGGTACCTTTCAGTGGTGAAAGTCTGCTCCCCATAGGATGGAAT